ATCAGAACCAGAACCAGAATCAGAACCAGAATCAGAACCAGAATCAGAACCAGAATGATATGGTGCTTGATGCTATCAATAAATTGACAGCCACTATTCAGGCTTCAAATATTCAGAACACTGGAAATGGTGGGGTAAATTCACCAAGAACAGAAAAAGACATTATCAATGATATGATGAAGATCATGAATTAGAAAGGAAGTGTATTAAATTGGCTGTAAATAGTTTAACTCCGCAGGATGCCTATACTCTTATCAGTTCCATTGCTAAACAGGCTACAGGTCGTTCTGACCTTATAGCGACTGACACAAGTTCTTTTGTTTCTGTTGGGGGAACACTGTTACGTACAGGAGTAGAAAACACACTGAAAACTATGTCTACAGTATTTGCGGAAACGTATTTTGCAAACGAATCTTATACTGGTAAATTAAGGACAGTCGAACAGACAAATGTTCGTTGGGGTGCTATCGTCAGAGAGATTACATCCCTGTCAATGGATGCAGAACAGTCTGATGATTGGAACACAGAACAGAATCCAAACACTTTGGATGATGGCAATTCTATTGACATGTATAAGATTCACAAGCCGAAAGTGCTTGAACTCAAGTTCTACGGAACAAAGTTGTTACAGAGATCAATCACAAGATTCCGTGACCAGCTGGCACTTGCTTTTTCTAGCGAGGAAGAATTTCTCAGATTTTACGAAGCTGTTATGATTGAGTTTCGTAATGATATTGAGATGGATCGTGAGAGTGAACGTCGTGCAACCATGCTAAACTATATGGCAGGCTTATCATCTCTTGGTATGGAAGTTGACCTTGCACATGAGTTTAACACAGAGAATGGAACACAGTACACAAGAAAGCAGTTACTTTCCGAGCACCGTGATAAGTTTATGCCGTTCGTTGTTGCTCGAATCAAACTTGATTCTGAAAAGATGACAGAGAGATCAACTAAGTACAGATTTACTATCACAGGCTTTGAAGACCTTTTGAGATTCACACGGAAAGAAAATCAGCGACTTATGATGCTGTCAAGTTTCTGGATCGACTCTGAAACACAGACGTTACCCTATGTGTTTGATGATAAAAATTTACAGATCGAGAACAAAGAACTTGTAAACTGGTGGCAGTCAGCTGATAATGAATCAGCTATCCAGATTACTCCGTCCATCATTGGAGCAGATGGACATGCAAAACAGGCAGAAACAGAGGTCAACTTACCTTATGTTCTGGGAGTACTGTATGATCGTCGTGCTATGGGGGTCAATTGGCAGTTTGATTACAGTTCGACAACTCCATTCAACAGCCGAGGGGGATACTATAACATGTTTGTACATTCCAGAAAAAACTACTGGAACAACTTCACGCATAACGGAATCCTGTATGTGATCGGGGAGGGTGTATAAATATGTTAGCAACAAATGTAAAAGTACCTGCTGAGGGTTCTATCATTGTAACCCTTCCATTTGATTCTATTGGCGTAAGGAGATTAATAATGAATGTGGCGGCAACAGGGTTTGTCTTGTATTATAATACAATTCCACTTATAAATACAAGTTTATACAATTCATTATATGAATTAAAGTTTGAGTCATATTATGGATATCCAGATGCTTCTCATTTTAAACTTGTAAATAACACAAAAAATGATTCATATGTCAAAATATTAATTGACACAGTACCAGGTTCACCTATTAATGACAATTATTTTGAGGTACACACAATATGATGGATACATTCTTAACCATTTTAGGCAACTATGCTTTTCCGATCGTATGTTGCTGTGCGATGGCATACTTTGTAAAATACATGTACGATCAGACCAATCAGAGAGTCGACAAACTCAACGAGGAACACAAAAACGAAGTTGATACATTATCAGAGGTCATCAAAAACAACACACTTGCGGTTGAAAAAATGAACTCGTTAATCGAACACTTAGGAAAGTAGGTATAACATGACAGCGAACGAACTTGTCGAAAATGCAAAGGAATTACTTGGTGTAAAATATGTGTGGGGTGGTAATACCCCACAGTCAGGGCTTGACTGCTCCGGATTGCTTTACTATATTCAGAAGAAAGCAGGCTCAGAGGTGGGAGATATGACAGCTTCCGGTTATTCCAAGTTTGGAAAAAAGATTCCGATTGGAGAACAAAAAGTAGGTGATTTTCTCTTTTTTGGATATCCAGTTACTCACTGTGCAATTTTTATTGGCAATGGCTATATGATCGAAAGTAGAGGTGGTAGAAAAAACACTGCTGACAATCCCGGTATTGGAGTTGTCAAAAGTCTTGTAAGTCGGAGAAGTGATTTATCCTGCATCCGCAGAGTATGGGATGAAGATTATAAAGAATCATTGAGTTATTCGATTGGAAAAAGTTATAAGATCAGAGTGGATCATTTGCATGTACGCTATAGCATATGGGGACAGATCAAAGAGTATACACAGCTGACAATGGATGGAATGAGACATGCTTATTCAGATGGGTGCTTGAAAAAAGGAACCGCAGTCACGGTAAAAGAAGTCAAAAAGGATGAGACCGGATCAACGTGGGTTAGGATTCCATCCGGTTGGATCTGTGCCATTACTTCAAAAGGAGATATATACCTATCATGACAGAAATAGTTTTGTATCATTTTTCAAAAAGAAAAAATTCTACAAAACGTCCTACAGGGCAGGGGACAGAAGTTCCCTGCCTTTTAAAATCTGCAACTACATTTCAGAATCCTATGTTTATTTTACAAAAACCAATGAACGACATGCTACAATTTAACTATGCAAAGTGGGCGGATCATTATTATTTTATTGATTCAACTACTTCAATCAATGCAGGACAAACTGAAATTAGTTGTACTGAGGATGTTTTGGCAACTTATAAAAATGAAATCAGTAATTATACCTGTTTCATTGAAAGATCAAGCAATCAGACTACGCTTGCCAACGACACTATGTATATTCCTACAAATGACTGGGTCTTATCAACAAGAAATGTAAGTCATAAAGAGAAAATAATGACAAGCACTTATTCACAGCAATATATTATAAGGGTAGTTTCAAGGACTGGCGTAGCATCCTACTATATAAACGGCGATCAATTAAACAATTTGCTTGACTATATGTACACAGAATCAAATTTTACCGACGTAATAACAGATGCAATTACAAAGCTAATGTTTGACCCCTTTAAATATATAGTTGACTTGAAATGGATTCCTTTTGTTGATAGAGCTTTTAATAATAGTAATTATGAAGCAATACAGCTAGGATTCTGGGATAGTGGCGTGACGGCAAAAAGAATTGATGAAGACACGGTTGTTAATTTTTCTTATTCATTTGCTTTTGATAATCCACTTTATGCTATCACGGATTTTAGGTATTATAGTCCGTCATTTTCAAACTATTTTATAAAACTTCCTTTTATCGGAGTAGTTGCTCTTAATCCCTATAAAATAGATGAAAGTGTAAATGCACTTTATCAATTTGACGCAACAAGTGGATTATGCAACGTGTTTTTGCAGTCAAAGAAAGTTGTTTTTGCATCTTATCAATTCCAGTTGTCAGTTCCAGTGCAAATCGGTTATGCAAGCACAAACATAGCTCAACTAACTACCTCGGCTGTAAGTCTTGTTGGTGCAGGATTGCAAGGAAACATTGCACAGGGTATTTCTTCAGGAATAGAAGCAGGAAGAAGCATTACAGCACCGGAAGTATCAATGCTTGGAACGATTGGTAACATATCAAACATACTCAATAACCAGATTTTAGAGTTTAATTCATATGCCTGTACAAGCATAAATCCTGATGGCGCAAGTGAGGGGTATGCAGATGGTACTGTTCGTTCTATTTCTGGCTTGAGTGGATATATAAAATGCAGAAATGCATCCATAGAAATAAGTGGATTTACTGGAGATCAAGAAGCAGTGAATAACTACTTGAATAGTGGTTTTTATTATGAATAATGTTTCACGTGAAACATAGAAAGAGGTGAAAATATGTGGATTCCCATTGGATTCGATAAAATCAATATTATTTCAAATTACTTCCAACCGTCAGGAATCAAGGCAGACAGTCTATATACTGACACGTTTGATCGTATGCTGTATGAGAGAGTTTGTTCTATTTTCGATATAACATACAATGCAAAATTTGACATTGACTATTTTAAGTTTTGCCTGCTTGGTGGGGGATTTATCGCAATCACATACACTCCTGCATATGGACTGATCGCTCAGTATCCTGCAATCAGTGGATATGATATGTATTGTAAGCCAACTCTTGCAAGCATTAACACATATGCTACCAATGCAAACATAAGCTTACAGGATTTAAAGATTGGTACAGATTGTAGCGTAATCTATTTACGTCCGTCAAGATGCGGAATTTTTGACATTATCGGTTATTATAGTTATAAACTGGCTCTGGTAGCTTCTGCTTTTGATATGAATGTGTTCAACAGCAAGTTAGCTTTTATGATAGCCGCAAAAAACAAAGCTGCTGCGAAAACATTGGAAAAAATCTATGATGAAGTGCAAGCAGGTAATCCGGCAGTTGCGTATAATGCTTCAATCAAAGAGAATGAGAACGCAAACATGAGGGGGAAAAGTTCAGATCCTTTTGAGTTTTTCAATAAAGATTTGAAAAACAACTTTATTTCAAAAGAGTTAATTGATGTATTCGAAAAACTTCTTGACCAGTTTGACACAGAAGTTGGGATACCGTCTGTTGGTTCTGATAAAAAAGAGCGTTTAAATGTTATGGAAACTGAAAAAAACGACATAGAATCTGTGACACGACTTACTACATGGCTAGAAACAATGCAGACAGGGGTTGACATGGCAAACAGCCTTTATCCCACTTTAAATCTGAATATAAAGATCAGAGACTACAAAAAGGCAGGTGTAAAAAATGGGGATGTATAGGATTACAATAGCCGGACTTTATGAATATGATAAGAGTTTATTTGAGAACATGACTTTTCCGGCAGAAGCTGACAAACAGAACTTTATTGACAGTTTACTTTTAAGCTATGGGGATTGCGAACCACTCTATCCGGATGGTGATTTTATGAAACAGTCAGCTATTCCGGCATGGTCGAAAAAATGGCAGGATTCCATTGAACGGGTTTTCCTTGCATTAAAGAAAGAATATAACCCTATTGAGAACTATGACAGACAGGAGTCCTGGACGGATTCTCCAGATATTGAGCGAAACACTGTAACAGGTGGTAAAGACAAAAACACCTTACAGGCAGGCAGAGGTTCCGTTACGTCAAACACAGGAGCCGACACTATGGAAGAAAAAGTAAGTGCTTTTGATTCAAGTAGTTATCAGCCGTCAAAGGAAGATACAACAACTTACGGAAATAGTACAAAAATGGAAACATCCGGGCAGGATGTAAACGACATTGAATATGGGCGAACTGAAAAAAACACGGAAAAAGGGACTACAACTCACACTGGACAGATTCACGGAAACATAGGCGTGACTACGTCACAACAAATGTTAGAATCGGAACTCCAACTAAGAAAACAATCATTTATAGATTATTGCACAGGATTATTTGCAAGTGACTTACTGATTCTTGTTTATTAAGAAAGGAGAGAAAAAATGATTAATACGTACCCTCACAGCTCCACACAGGACATGAACTTAGACTACCTCTTAAAAGTGGCAAAGCATGCAGAAGAGGATCACAAAGAATGGTCAGACATAAAAGGGACTGCACAAAAACAGATTGATGACGCAATTAAAGATTCACTAGATTCCGGAGAGATTGGAAAAGTAGTTGATGATGCAACGAAAAAAATCTTGACGGATGAAATTGAACCATTAAAGAACACAGTAACCGAACAAGGCAAACTGATTTCTAATCTCGAAAAAAGAGACGGTTTATTTGATTTAAGTGGTAAAACTATCATTATCGGAGACAGCTACACAGTAGGCTATACTCCGGAAGGAAATATAACTCCTTGGACAGAACACTTTTTGAATTACTGTTCTATAGACAATGTAACTATTAAAAGCAATGGCGGTGCTTCTTTTTCAACGTCTAATAACTCATTTCTTATGCTTTTAAATCAGATTGACGCTGATTCATCTGTAAAGCAGATCTTAGTAGTTGGGGGTTATAATGAGTTCGGTTCTTATTCAGAAATTGAAAATGCGATCAACGCTTTCTATGGAGTAGCGCAAACACGTTTTCCAAACGCTAAAATTTTTGTAGCAATGGTTGCATGGTCAGCGGACAGCACACAATGGCCCAGATTCAAGATTGCAAAAAGTGTGTATAACACACAGCGGAAAAATTGGAACTATCTTAATGGAAGTGAATATATTTTACACGCTGACGGATTCATGGGGTCGGACGGTTTTCATCCAAACACGACCGGACAGGAACGACTCGCTACCTACCTTGCGGAAGCAGTAAAAACCGGGTCTTGTCATCCATCCTTTTATGACGTAATCGCTAACTTTGAAGCAGGAGATTTTACAGCAACTCTGGGCTCTAGTTGGACGTTCATTACAAACTACAGCGAAAATACTAGTAATATCATCTGGAGTAATTATGTTTGTCTTCCAAACAGCGGTGAACTTGTTTGTGATGGTACAGAATACTATCTCGGACGTATCTATTCTACCAGTTTTATTGGAGATGGAAACGGGTATACTTGCTATCCTACGACTGTGATCGTAAAATCTGGATCCGATTTTTATCACATTCCGGCACAGTTGAATTTCCGAGCTAGGCATATTTTTCTTGCTTTGTATGACGTTAGTGATGACAAACATAACTACAGACCTCTTCCAGCCGTAACACAGGTACAAATTCACAGAGGATCCATTACAATGTAATGTTTCACGTGAAAACAAAAAATAAAGGGATGCAAATTTGCATCCCCTTTTTAACTATATAAAACATCTTTTGTTTCAAATGGCAAAGGCAACCCTGTTTCCTTATCATACGGAATGGTGTGATCCAATTCATACTCCGTATCGGATAACCGGATTGCACAGCCATACTCTATTCTGCAACCGTCAACAGTTATCGTGTTAATTCCTTTGTTATAGAGGTATTCAGTCTTAAGTTTCCAACTTGGGTCTTTTTTCCAGTTGTTCGCACGACGGTAGTTTCTGCGATAAGTGAGACTATTTCTATAAATGAATCCCTTTTCAAAATTATTTATATTGTCATCAAGACAGTATACGCCGTCTTTTGGAACTCCTGCAACGGTCTGTTTAAGTTTTCCTTTTTCACGGTAACAGTAACGCTTGCTACCCATAGTTTTAAATTCGCTATAAATACCGTCAAACTCAGCAATTCCTAGCGTGTGTGATTCTCCATTAAAGAGTACCGTTCCCATTCCTTGTTGCTCTGATTTTTTCATGATTTTTTCGTTATACTCAGCAAGTTTTTTCCTATCCCATTCCGTACCCTTAACGGAATCAGTGTCAGAATAAAGCCACCTTTTGCAACACTTCCCAAGCTCAAATAACTCTGCCTGAGCATAAGCAGTGACCCATACCCCCCATTGATAAGGTAGAAAAGAATTTCTACTTTTGTAATACTTTTGTAACTTTTCCTCATATTCAGATTCACTCAAAACATCATTCCATAGTCCGGTTTCGTAATCTTCTTCAAACATGGATTGAATCATCTTTTGTACCATCATGCCATAGATGCCGTTAAGTTCTCCTTTTGAAATCATATAAAGCACCGGGTCTGCATGTTTCAACGTGTTCTTATGTTCGAAAAGTTCTATCACATAATTAATAATCCAATCAGGCAAGTAGTCTTTCTTTGCACGTATGACGTTTGCAACGTCAGCCCATTCAAAGTCATAGGCTTCAAAAATGACCTGTAAATCCGGATCCGTAAACGGATAGATTACAAGATCTGCATTAACGATTTTACCATTATCAAGATTCAATTCCATAGCTTTCTTTTTACTTATCTTATCTGCATCTGGAAACATGCAAACTTTTGCTTTGTGAAAAGCAAGCGGTGGCATAGGATGCCCTTTTTTCAAGCGTAGCTTTTTCAATCGTATATAGCCTGCAAAAGCATAATTTTCTTTAAGTTCCATGATATCCTGCAACGATAACTTTGTTTCTACAAAGTTTGTCATAGGAAACTTTTCATATACGATTCTGGCGGGATAAGAACTTGTAAAATCGTAGCACTCCACCGGTTCAGTAATTAACTGATTGACATAGTACCGGTTCGCATGAGTATAGCCACCGTGATAGGAGGCTGTAAGTAACTCGTACTGAGCTAAACTAAGTTGCATTGACATAAATTTCTTATGCCATTTCTTATCCTTGCGTGATCTTGATCTTGCTTGGTTACGGATAAAGCCTGTATTTGTCAATGGGGCAGTAGCAACAGTTACGTTTCTTTGAGATAAATAGAGCCGTAAAGCTTTACACAGGCAAATAGTATCAACACAGACATAAGCTAATTCCTTTACAGTACGCCCAGATTCAGGGGTTCTTTTCTTTTTATAGTCCCATGTACCAGTAGCTTTTTCAAGCGTCCCCATGTCCTTACAGAGACGTTCAAGAGTACGTTGCGTAAGTATAGCACTATCACGGATTTCAACACCAAAAGACTTCCATTGCATAAATACATACCTGTGAGTTTTAACAGCTAATTTACGATCCGGAATACCAAACTTATCTAATAGATGATTACGCAAAAACATATAGTCATATGATAAGTTATGAATATAGAAACGCACTGTATGTTCTTTATCAGCATGAAGCGTGTCACAGATCCGGTCAATCGTATTGATAAGATCACGTACATGATTACCGTACAAACAGCTATCATTTTCTATAGTTATAGTCCAATCAGTTATCCATCCAATGTCTTCTGTATCTGAAACACACGTTTCAGTATCAATCGTTATGATTTTTTCATAAAAAGACTGAAAGTGTCCTGCATTACTTTTGCGAATAAAATTACCATCAAAAAGACGTATGTAATCGTAGTCTTTATATGATACCACCGGATATCCTGCTATAACCATTTTTTACCCCTTGTATTTATATTTCAGTGCTTCTGCTTCTCCGGAGAAACCTAGCTCTTTTGCTACGTCATCCGCTCTATCTATGTCCGTGCGGTCTCTGAACTCTTCTAATTTGCTGATTATTTCACTCATTGTATCACCGTCTCGCAAAGCTTTTCCAACGAACTCTACAGCCTGTTCAGAAGAGTATAAAAGACTTATAACTTCAAAAGCATATGACTGAAAAAATGCACTCATTTCGTTTGTATCTTTGAATTCAAGACCATATTCAGACAACTTCTCACGTCTCTTTTTTATGATGGATTTCCATCCGGGAACCGTAGAACTTTTTTCTTTTAAGACATTCTGCATCATTTGTACCTGCTTACGCATGGAAGAAATCTGCATATAAAGGACGTTCCGATCGCTGTAATCCAACTTTATTTTTTCTCGTATTCTTTTATTATAACCAAACTTTTTAAGAATTACATTGTAATCAGCGTATGCACCACCGGATTCAGAAATGAATCCTGCTCTCTCTAAACGAACCATACGCTGATTAAGACGTTTAGCCAGACTTGTATAAAGTCTGGCTAATTCTTTTTCATTAATTTTATAAGGGTTAACATCCTGACCCTTGGTTGTGATTCTTTCTGTACTCTTTAAAGCCATTACTACTCCTTTCTGAATCTTGGGGCAATCCAATCATCACACTGCTCAAAAGTTCCGTCCGGGTATACTTCAATACCTTTTACCCATTTCAGAAACATAGTTGGACGTTTGTATCCTGAAACTTTGA